TCGTGCGTAAGACTCTCGCGTCCCTGGGGTCGACTGCTCTGGAGACGTGGCGGAAGTTCGTGATTCCCGAACTGCTCGCAGGGGGTGAGTGTTGGTGGTACGGGGGGTCTAGCGCGGAACCGGCCCAGTACAAGTTCCGTAATGGCTCGGCGATCATCGTGGGTGGAATGGATAAACCCATGAAGATCATGTCGTCAGAGTATGACCTGATCTACGTCCAGGAAGCGACTGAACTTCGTGTCGACGACTGGGAAGCGCTACTCACCCGGCTGAGGAACGGCGTCGTGTCGTTTCAGCAGGTGTTGGCCGACTGCAACCCTGACGCTCCCACGCACTTCCTGAAGGCGCGATGCGACCGAGGCCAGTGCAGAATGATCTATTCCCTGCACAAGGACAATCCGATTCTGTTCGACGAAGACGGTGCACCTACGGCGCGCGGCGAGAAGTACATGGAGATGCTGGACGCGCTGACTGGTGTGCGGCGTCTTCGTCTACGCGACGGGCTATGGGTAGCAGCTGAGGGCATCATCTATCCGGAATGGGAAGAGGGAGTTCACCTGGTCGACCGGTTCGACATTCCCGACGACTGGGACCGGTTCTGGACTGTCGACTTCGGATATCAGCACCCGTTCGTTCTCCAGTGCTGGGCGGAGAACCCGGACGGTGTGCTGTACCGCTACAGGGAGATCTTCCACACTCAGCGGACGGTAGCCGCTCACGCCCGGCAGATCATGTCCATCGTCGCCCCGGACGGGGAGTGGATCGAACCGGAACCGATCTCCATCGTGTGTGACCACGACGCCGAGAACCGCGAATCGTTCGAGCAGGTGGTGGGGATCTCGACCGTGCCAGCCAGGAAGGCTGTGCGCGAGGGGATCGACCTCGTGAAGGAGCGGCTCCACGACCGGCGGGTGTTCCTGATGCGGGATTCACTGGTCGAACGAGACATGTCGCTCGACGAACGGAAGCAACCGACGTGCACCGAGGAAGAAATCCCCGGATATGTGTGGCGTCCGGATCGTGAGGAACCGCTGAAGGTGGGGGATGATGGATGCGACGCGCTACGCTACATGATCGCCGAGAGGGACATGGGCGCTCGCCCGAGGATGAGGAGACTGGAGTGAGAGCTTTCCTGACCGTCCTGGGGTTGAGCCTGATCGCCTCGTCTGGTTTCGCGGTCGCCCTTCCGCTGGGACTCCTCGTCGCTGGAACGTCGTGCCTCGTGCTTGAGTACCTCATGGGCAATGACCACGACGAGGGGGGCATGGCGTGAAGTCACTGTTCGGTGCGCTGTCCAGCCGCCCACCTGTCCGCTACGCGGCGCGTGCCGGATCGAGCCTGTTCGATGCCCGCCCCCGACCGACTGAGCTTGAGGCGTACGGGGCCGTAGGCACCCTGTTCCAGATCGTTCACCGGACATCCGCATCGACTGCCGCCGTGGACTGGAAGTTGTACCGGCGCGCTGCGTCCGGTCGCCCCGAGGACCGTCGCCAGGTGGCCCGCCACCCGGCCCTCGTGGTGTGGACCAAGCCGAATCAGCATTTCTCCAGGAACCTGCTCGTCGAGACCGTGCAGCAGCACATTGATCTCGTCGGCGAGGGGTTCATGATTGTCTCGCGTGACCCCCGGTCTTCGATGCCGCTCGGTCTGTGGCCGGTACGGCCGGACAGGATGACCCCGATCCCGTCGCCGGACAACTTCCTGTCCGGGTGGGAGTACCTCGGGCCTGACGGTATTCGTGTTCCGCTCGGGATCGACGAGGTCATTCAGCTGAAGATGCCGAATCCGCGTGACCCGTACCGCGGCCTCGGTCCGGTGCAGACGATCCTCAACGACCTGGACGCCATCGACCAGTCTTCACGGTGGAACGCGAACTTCTTCAGGAACTCGGCTATCCCTGCTGGGGTCATCAAGGTTCAGCGTTCACTGGGTGACCAGGAGTTCAAGCGGCTTGTTCGACGCTGGGAGGAACAGCACCGGGGGGTTGACCGGGCTCACCGCGTGAGTCTCCTGGAGTGGGGCGAGTGGCAGAACACGTCCTACTCGATGAGGGACATGCAGTTCACGGAGCTTCGCACGGCGTCACGTGAGGTTGTCCGTGAGGCGTTCGGGTTCCCGAAGGCCATGACTGGTGCCGTCGAGGACGTGAACCGGGCGAACGCCGAGGCCGGTGAGGTCATGTTCGCCAGGTGGCTGCTCGTGGAGAGGCTGGAGCGGTTCAAGTCGGCCCTGAACGAGCTGTTCCTGCCGATGTTCTCGAACTCGGCAGGGTACGAGTTCGACTACGAGGACCCCACCCCGCCTGACAGGGCCGCTGATGTCGCCGAACTGTCCGCCCGCACGGAGGCGGCTGAGCGTCTGATTCGCACGGGCTTCGATCCTGACGACGTGATGGACATGCTGGAACTTCCGCGCCTCAAGATGACGAAAAAGGAGGTGATCACCGTTGAACCTCCAGGAACTCCTGGTCAGGAGCAGCTCCCTCCGGGCGAGGAACCGGCCGACGACGAGCCAGGCGACGACCCGGGTCAACGCTGAGACCGGGGAGGTCTTCGTCTACGACGAGATAGGCCCGTGGGGAATCACGTCCCTCGCGTTCCAGCGGGAGATGGCTGCACTGGACGGCCGGGACATCACCGTCCACGTGAACAGCCCCGGCGGTGACGTCTTCGAGGGTCTGGCGATCTACCACACGCTGAAATCCCGCAAGGGGAAGACGTGCGTGCAGGTCGATTCCCTCGCTGCGTCGGTGGCGTCTGTCATTGCCATGGCAGGCGACGAGATCACCATTGCCCCCGGCGGGATGATGATGATCCACGACGCCTGGGCTATCTGCGTCGGCAACGAGCAGGACATGAACGAGATGGGGAGTCTGCTCGGGAAGGCGTCCGCGGTCCTGTCCGGTATCTACGCGGCCCAGGGTGGCGGGACTCCAGACCACTGGCGTGACCTGATGCGAGCCGAGACGTGGTACAGCGCGTCCGAGGCGGTAGAGGCCGGTCTTGTCAGCTCGGTGCTCGACTACTCCACAGGTGAAGAGGAAGATCCTTCCGAGGGAGACGGCAGTAGGAACCGCTTCGACCTGTCGATGTTCAACTACGCTGGACGTGACAACGCTCCAGCCCCCCAGACCGGGGTCATCCTTGATCCCGCAGAGTTCCGTAATCTCCTGAAGGAGGCATTCACGTGACGAAGACAGCGATCCCGACGTCTCCAGCGGAGATGGAGGAGTTCCTGGCCGACACTGCCAGGCTGAACGACGCGGTGAAAGAGGGACAGCTCGGCGACGTCATCAAGGCGTACGCCAAGACCATCGCCAACAAGGACCCGGACATCGCGGCCCAGATCAGGGCCGAGGTTGACGCGACCATGGCCGAGTTCCTGCGCGAGAACGGCGCGAAGGACTCTCCCCGCGTGAGCCTGGCGCCAGGGAAGTCCCCGTGGGCATCCAACGGCTTCAATCAGGGCGCCGCGTACAACCCGAACGCCGTGGGCGCGCAGGTCGACGACCTGTTCACCGGCCCGGCCGACTACCTGAAGACGATCTGGCACAAGGCCCGGCGCACTCAGGAGGTCGACGCGAAGCTCGGTCGCCTCACGGACGCGATGAAGAACTACAGTTCCACCGTCCCCAGCGAGGGTGGAATCCTCATCCCCGAGGCGATGCGGTCGCAGCTCCTTGAGCACGCGCTGGAGACTGCGATCGTCCGGCCGCGCGCCATGGTCGTCCCGATGGAGACGCTCCGCGTGTCCTTCCCCGCGATCGACGAGACGTCCCACTCGTCCAGTGTGTTCGGTGGGATCGTCTGCTACTGGACGGCCGAGGGGTCGGACTTCACCGAGTCGGAGGCGAAGTTCGGTGAGGTCACCCTGGAGTCCAGGAACCTGACCGCGTACTGCGAGGTTCCGAACACGCTCATCGCCGACTCGGCACTGAGCTTCCAGGCGTTCATTGACCGGAAGCTGCCCCAGGCACTCTCGTTCTACGAGGACGACGCCTTCATGAACGGCTCGGGCGTCGGAATGCCGCTCGGGTACATGAAGGGCGCGGCGATGGTTTCCGTCGCGAAGCAGGCTGGGCAGGCCGCGGACACGCTGGTCTGGGAGAACATCGTGAAGATGTACTCCCGGATGCTTCCCGGTTCCCTGGGTCGGGCCGTGTGGGTCGCTTCGATCAACACGTTCCCCGAACTCGCCACCATGGCGCTCAGCGTCGGCACCGGTGGTTCGGCCATCTGGCTGAACAACGGCGTGTCGGGTCCCCCGATGACCATCCTCGGCCGTCCCGTCCTGTTCACCGAGAAGGCACCTGTTCTCGGTGACGCAGGGGACCTGACGTTCGTCGACCTGGACCACTACCTGATCGGTGACCGGCAGGTCATGACTGCCGAATCGTCCGCTCACTACAAGTTCCAGGCCAACAAGACGGCCTACAAGGTCATCTCCCGTGTCGACGGGCGTCCGTGGCTCAACGCCTCGATCACCCCGAAGAACGGCGGAGACGACCTGTCCGCGTTCGTCCAGCTCGCTGAGCGGGCCTGACGCACAACCCTCGGGCGGCACTGAACCCCCGCCCGAGGGTCTCCTCCCGGCAATCAACCCCCGTAAGGAAGGTGCGATATGCACTCGCTCGGTCACAAGTTCGACATCGGGCTCACCTGCCCGCCTGCCGCCACGAACGGCGCCGTCACCGGTAAGCGCGTGTCCCTCGCGGACGCAGGCGGTTGCACGTTCATCCTCGTCGGTGGGGTCGCCACCGCTGGGGACGACCTTCAGGTTGACGTCCAGCAGCACACGGCCGGTGGGGCGGCCGGGACCTCGAAGGATCTCGACACCATCACCGCGTACCACTACAAGTCCGCTGTCGCGATGGACAACACCGAGACGTGGACGACAGTCACTCAGACTGCTGCGTCTGAAATCGCCGTGGCGGCTGCCGCGACGACCGACATCCAGCAGAACATCCTCGTTGTGGAGGTCGACGCTGCCGACCTCGACGACGGGTACACCCACATCTCGCTGAACGTGCCTGACCTCGGTACCGGTGACAAGACCCTCGCGGTCCTGTGTCTCCTGACCGACCTGCACGTGAAGCGTGCCCCGGCGAACATGAAGGCGGTCGGCTGATGAGTGTGTGGAGGGACGGAGACGATGTCCGGTCGGTGATCCTGGGGTACAGGGTCGACCGGGCTACGGACACGCTGCCAGCGTCGACTGATGAGGCGCTGTTCACCATCACCGGCGGTCGTGTCCTGGTCACTGGGCTCATCGGTGAGGTGACGACAGCCATCCAGAACCAGGCGAACGTCACGAAGCTGAAGTTCAACCCTGACGCGACCGGGGCGGATGTCGATCTGTGCGCGACCCTGGACATCGCGAACGACGCG